AACAACATAGGCATACATGAATACGCTTATGTAGAAATGTAGTCAAGTCACAATCTGGGCGAGGTTTAGTAGCAATCTCGATAGAGATATATCTCGCAGGCGTTTGCCAACCTTTTTTCTTTTCTGCTTCACTGGCAACAAAATACACCCAACCTTTATGGACTTGTCCTAATTCTGTAGTCCATACTACATAGTCGTTGACTTGTGGATTATAACCAACGCTCATTCTGTAATGTCCATGCGGTTACGTCTCGTAGTCTCTCGACTACAGTAGCATCAGGTGTCCACCCTAACTCTCTCATCTTGTTACCATCAAGTGCATAACGTAAGTCATGGCCAGGTCTTGATGAATGAAAGTCAACCATTTCATAGTTCAATTTCTTATCTTGTGCTTGAGCAATTATCTGAGCAAGTTTTAGATTATCTAACTCTTCAGCACCTACAATATTAAACTTAGGGCATTTTGCATTGCCCCATGTTTTCTCAAAATTATCTTTGTAATTGAGTAGAAACAATACAGCACTCGCAACATCATCAGCGTGTATATAGTGTCTCGAGCCTGGTACAGTTCTCGTACTGTCACTATGGATAGTGACTTTCTCGCCGTCTCGTATTCTACGAATACACATTGGAATATACTTTTCTGGGTGTTGTCTCTCGCCAAATACATTCATAGTGTGAGTTATATAAACTGGTAGTTGATATGTATTCTCGTAGGCAACTGCTAACTCTTCTCCGCCTGCCTTGGTAGCACTATATGGATTTGTAGAATTATATCTATCATTCTCTTGATACTTGATACCATCAGGAGCTGGCCCAAATACCTCATCAGTACTAAAATATAGGAATCTTTCGAGGTGGTCGAGTGATCTCGCAAAGTCTAATATATTACAAGTTCCCACTACATTATCCATCACAAATTCCATTGGATAATCAATACTTCTATCAACATGAGATCCAGCAGCAAGATGTAAAATATAATCTACCTTACCAATCTCACGTCTTACGAGTGGATTTAATTCTGCCTTGAGATCATGCCAAACTACCTTGACTCTCTTTCTCTCATTCGGTGTACATTCATACTGTAGTATGTCATTCAAACGATTAAGATTGCCACTATAATCAAGTCTATCAAGTGTGACTATATTCCAATCTGTTTGAGTTAGAATACGGGCAATCAAGTGGTGTGCTATAAATCCAGCACCACCAGTAATCAATGCAGTTTTCATCTGTTAGTTTCGTCTTCGATAGATAAAGTTTCTGAACCATCATCTTCAAATTTAATAAAGAACCATTGATATGATTCATCATCGCCAAGTGAAAATTCCTCAAAGATAGCGTGTGCTTCATCATACATCTTTAAGTCTACAAGTTCAGTTAATCTCTGACAATAGTAGTTCTCAACTTGAGTAATGCAATCTTCTTTGGTTTGATCCATGATTATGTATAATAGGGTGCGAGAAACAAAAACGAGGACTTACGTTACTTCAACTATGCAAATGCCTGTTTTGTTTCCCATTATCATTATAGAGCATCTAAGTCAGAATGGCGAGTCCTATGTTTAGGTTTATCAACTGTCACAATCGGTGTGTATTCATAACCATATTTGTTAAGATACTCTTCAAACTGGTCATCAGGCACTTTGCCTTCCCAATACTCCTTCTCAGTATAAACTTTTTTAGTTTCAATTAATTTCTCAGTTTCTATCTCATCACTCTCATCAGCGTTTGTGTGATGTGTAACTTCTTTTAATGTTTTAAGATATTCTAAAACGTGTTCTCTTATCTCCATAAGTTGTTCATAACAACCTTGATTATGAGCACAACCACGCAAATCGTGGTCTGGTTTTAATACTGATTCAGTAAATAAATCCAATGCCCTCTCATACTTTTGAGTTGATGTTTCTTTAACATCTATTGAGTTTTGGTCTTTCATTTGACTAATTGTTTACTATTGAAATAGCTGGTTCGCCTTTGTTGAATACAGTATCAACAACCGCTTCAACTTTGCGAGCAGTGCTAATTCCAACTTTGCTATAGACAGGTATGCAAACTAAACCAAACGTCTTTGTGGCGTCGCCTAGACGTATTACACGCCCGATAGTTTGACTTATACCTATGTAGTCCATACTTCTTAGAAATAGAACTGCTTCCAATCCATTGACATTGATACCCTCAGATAGAATACTATGATGTAGAACTACAAACTTTTTAGTCGTATCTCTACCCCAAGCATTAAGAGTATTAAAGAACTCTTCTCTATCAACCTTCTCGCCATCTACAATGGCGCCAGTTTTAGATGTGATAGTCAACCATGAATAACCACGATCTGCTAACTCTTGAATGAAATCTGTTTGAGATAATAGAGCAATGATTTGTTTAGTTGACTTAGCACATATCAATACCTTATTCTTACATATATTATCAATCGAGTCAATCATCTGTTCACAATCACGCTCAGCAACTAACTCATCTTTATGTAGTATCCTTGATTGATAAACTTCTACTTTAGGTGGTAGAATGTAACCTTCTTTAACTAACTCAGGGGCAGGCACTTGACATATCACTTGACCATACTCTGGCCAGTTCATACCCGCCTTGACAGGAGAGCGACTATGCTTTGGTGTAGCAGTAAAGAAGTAACATCTTTTAGCAAGATGAGAGAAGTGTTCAGTAGCAGGGAAAAAATTCTTTTGAACTGAATTATGTGCCTCATCAAAATAAATAGTATCAACTTCAATCTCTAGTGACTCTTGTATCTTATGTAATGAATGATATGTAGTAAAGATTAAGATATGGTCTGTGCTGTTGTGATACCAATACTCAAGTTGGTCTGTCTTAGTTGTGCTCTTGTGATGTGTCTCTCCACTATGAACATGAATAACCTCGACACCTTGATTGTAATGACCATCAAGATTCTGTTCTAGAAACTCAGATGATAATTGATTAGCAAGTAAAATACGAGGAGCAACAACTACAACTGTCTTAGGTAGAGTATCCTGTCTGAATAACTTTTTAACATCTTCGATCATACACATAGTCTTACCACCACCAGTAGGAACAATGACTTGTCCTTTAGTGTTGTCAGACATGGCGTTTACAGCGTCAAGTTGATGTGGTCTAAGTGTAAGAGTCATTCAAGTAATAATCGTATATACATTATTATACAAAAATGGGGCGGTATAGCAACCACCCCATGTGACAGTAATTAAATTGTCCCTATCGGAATATCATCTGACTTATTCAAATTTTCATCAGCAAATACCAACTGGGCATTTTTTATTGTGGTTAATCCACCTTTTGAGTGTGGGATAATGTGATCTACATGAGTTACATTGCCATTCATAACGTGTTCTAAAGCAATCTCTTTATTACTAAGAGCACATTTTTTATCTTGTTTCAACCATAGTAAAGGTCTAATGTTGGTTTCAAACTGTCTTTTTGAATCTTTTTGTATGATAACTTCCTCATCTAATTGTGAGAACTCTATTACAAAGGCTGAAAGTCTCGCAGCTCGATGACCACCATCATATGATCTTTGTGTACCTGAGTAATCCCTAGCGTTTAAACCTCTACCATCTTTCCATAAGATAATATTGTTTCCGTTTTCATCAACAGCATTTTTTATCTTAGTGTAAGAGGATACAAACCATTCAAAGAATTTTCTTTTGTTTATGATCTTGTAGTTGTTTGCCAGTAGATAATGAACCACCATACAGAAATCAAATCTGGTAGCTTCGTTAGGCAATAATTTACCCTCTAAATCTTGATTAACACAACACTCTGAAACTATCTTTAAAACGTCTCGTACTTGTTGTCTCTCCTTGTTTTGAACTGTTTCATTTGATTCAAATTCATAAGCATAATCTCTCTCTGACTTATTGATATTTCCACCAGTTGATTTTTGAATATGAACCCATAATGATACTATGAACTCTTCATGATTCCTTCTTTTCATTGACTCTTTTGTCCAATATAGACTAAAGAATTTCTCAAAATCTTGTGATAACTCTCTAACAATACTTGCAAGTTTACATACAATGGCGTTTCTTTTCTCTTGTGGATTTAAAGTAACACCATCGTTAATATTGATAAACAACTCACATAAATCTGTAAGACTTGCTTCAACTACTTTGTAAACAACTACATGTATATTACTATCGAAGTGAGTTTTAATAAAATCAGGCAGAGTATTATATGTACGAGTGGAATTAGTGGGTTTCC